AAGTAATGTCCAAATATGTTAATAATTTACGTTTTCAAAAAAAAAACATATATATCAAAATGGTGGGAAGCGCAATACCGACTACTATAATAGTAAGAGTTTACCCAACTCCACCTATAGTTTAAATTAAATTAATAATATGAAAATACCGATTATTAAATACAACGACAAGTTACTAGACAGACTTTCAATACTAATGTCTATAGGAGGTATAACTTTATACCCTTGGATAATACTGAGAGAAAAGTATAATTCTAGTGATTACTGGAGAATCATAACCAAAAGGATTATTAATCCTGCTTAATAATATAAAACTAACAAACACATAACACCTAATAACAGAGTTCAATTGAAATAGACGATGTATATGTAGGATATTAACCTAAACTAAATTTATTAAAATATTACAAAGTATATAACATAGTGTTATACTATAAATTAAACAATACTAAATATGAAAGCTAAAGATTTATTAAATGACATTAAAACAATGCTTAGTATGGAAGTTAAGTTAGAACAGCTAAAATTAGATAATGGTACTGTTGTAGAAGCAGACTCATTTGAAAGTGGTAAAGAAATCTTCATTATAAATGGACAAGACAAAACCGCTTTACCAGTTGGGGATTACACATTAGAAGATGGTAAATTTCTTATAGTATCTGAAGAAGGTATTATTGGGGAAATAAAGGATTCAGCTCCTGCTGATGTTCCTGCTGATGTTCCTGCTGATGTTCCTGCTGATGTTCCTGCTGATGCTACTGAAGATGCTACTGAAGATGCTACTGAAGTAGAATATGTTTCTATGGATCAATTCTCTAAAGTTATTGAAGCTATGCAAGCTGAGATTGATGCTTTAAAAGCTCCTGTTGCAATGAAAAAAGAAGAACCTAAAGTAGAAGATTCTAAAGTAGAATTGAAAGCTGAGGAAGCTGAGGAATTAAAACACAACCCAGAAGACAAAAATGAAGTAGTTAAATTGTCAAAAACTATGGATATTAAAAACATGACTACAGAACAAAGAGTTTATTTTAGACTTTTTAATAACTAATATAACTAATATAATAAATTAAATTAAATTATGGCTACAACAACTAGTTTAACTACCTCATATGCTGGGGAGTTTGCAGGGAAATATATTTCAGCTGCATTATTATCTTCTTCTACTATCGCAAAAGGTGGTATAGATGTAAGAGCTAACGTAAAGTATAGAGAAATAATTGCAAAATTAGACACAAATGATATCTTAAAAGATAGTTCTTGTGATTTTACTGCAACTTCTACTATTACTAAAACAGAAAGATGGTTAACACCGAAACAATTACAAGTGAATCTTAACTTATGTAAAGATACATTTAGAAATGATTGGGAAGCAGTATCTATGGGATACAGTTCTTTCGATGTTCTTCCAAAAACCTTCCAAGATTATTTACTTGGATATGTAACAGCTAAGGCTGCTGCTAAAAATGAAACTAATATCTGGGGTGGTGATTCTACTAATTCTGGTGAGTTTGATGGTTTTATGCCATTACTTACAGTTGATGCTGATTTACCAACTGCTAATGAGATTGCTGGTACTACTGTAACTGCTGCTAATGTAGTAGCTGAGTTAGGTAAAATAGTAGCTGCTATTCCAACTACTGTTTATGGTAAAGAAGATTTAAATCTTTATGTATCTCAAAATATCTACAGACTTTATGTTGCTGCTCAAGCTGCTTTAGGTTTCCAAAATGCTTACCAAAACCAAGCTTTAGGAGATGTAATGTTCAATGGAGTTAAGGTATTTGTTGCTGATGGTTTAGGTGCAAACCAAGCTGTTGCTGCTCAAAAATCTAACTTATTCTTTGGTACAAGTCTATTAGCAGACCACCAAGAAGTTAAAGTAATTGATATGTCAGAGGTTGATGGTTCTAACAACGTAAGAATTGTTATGAGATTCAGTGCTGGTGTTCAATACGGAAACGTAGAAGATATTATAACTTATGGTATCACAAATGCTGCTAACTAACGGATAGTTATTAGCGTAAATAAACAATCTAAGGAGGTGGGTGATGAATTTACCTTACCTCCTTTTTTTATTAATAAAACTAAATATATATATAAATGGCTTGTGAAAACTTAACATTAGGTAGATTATTTCCATGTAAAAGTGTAGGAGGTATCAAAGAGATTTACTTCATCAATTATGATGAGGATTTATTTGCAGATGCCATATCTAACTTGAACGCCACAACAGATGTAATTGAGGATTTAACAACTCCAGTTTCCCTTTGGAAATATGAGGTTGTAGGTGGTCAATCATTTGATGAGGCAAATAACACTACAGCGACCTCTACGTCATGGACATCTACTGGTACAATTGTACTAGAAAACCAAGATGCTCCAACTAGAAAACAATTAGCTATTATGGCTAAAAGTAGATTACACGTGGTTACATTAGATTATAACGGAGACTATAAAATTTATGGGTTACAACATGGTTGTGACGTTGCTGTAAATTCTGTTAGTGGAAGTGTTATGGGTGATGGTAACTCATTTAACTTAACAATAACTTCAAATGAAACTTCTCCAGCTCACTTTATTGATTCAACTGCAATAAGTGATAGTGGTTCAGATGCATTTGATATTCAATAAAATAGAAAGATATGGCTTGTGATAACATAACAGAAGGTAGGTTGACACCTTGTAAAAGTGTTGGTGGAATAGATAAAATCTATTTTATTAACAAAACGTCAGTTATAAATGATAATAAAATATTAGATACAAATGATGTAATCCTATCCTTTACAGGTGGGGCAGTAAGTGCATTTGAGTATGATTTGAGAGGTGGACAATCTTTCGATGAGACCAATGAAAATACTGAGAGCAGTTCATTCTTTACTGCTACTGGAACCATTGCACTTGCAAAACAAGATGCAGTAACCAGAAAGCAATTAAAGCTAATGGCATATGGTAGACCTATTGTATTAGTAAAAAGCAATGATGGTTCATTCAAAATCTACGGAATTGAGAATGGATGTGATATTGTAGCTAATTCAAATAGTGGGTCAGCTATGGGAGATGTAAGTGGTTATTCTTTAACTATTACATCAATGGAATCAGAACCAGCTTACTTTGTAGATGATTCAGCAGTTGCAGTAGGTAGTTCTTACTTCAATGTAGTAAAAGGAGTGTAACTCTAATTAAATACTAATATACAAGCCTTACAGAAATGTGGGGCTTTTATTATTTATACAATTTAACTATTTTAAGGTTATACAACTAAAGATATAAAATGACGATATTAACAACTAGTACAGACCCACAACATATTAATTTTCAAGGAAGATACTTAACTGCTGATTTAATAATAATCACAGATGAGGAAACTAAAGAATCTGTTGAAATTAATATCACTACTTCTATTGTGGATTTTTACACACAAGCTACAGGTAGTTTTGAATTGATAGATGGGCATAGTTACCGTATGGAGGTTATAACTATAATCTCAACAGAAAGATATACTTGCTTTATAGACAATATGTTCTGTACCGACCAGGTTATTAGTGAATATAGTATTAACAATAACAAGTATACAGAAAAATCTGTAGACAAAAAATACAAAATTTATGAGTAAAATTAAAAAAATAGAAGAAAATCTACAGAATGTAAGTGTTATTTCATTAAGTAAATATACTTCTCCAGAAGTAGTAGAGACTTCACGAAATGAGTATGTAGAATATGGAGCAGATAATAAATATCCTCAATATCTTATTGATAGATACTTAGGTTCTACAACAAACTCAGTTATTATACGTAAAACTGCTGATATGATTTTTGGTAAAGGGTTAGATGCTTTAGATTCTGCAAGAAAACCAGACCAATATGCTCAAATGAAATCCCTTATTAAACCTAAAGACCTTAAAAATGTAATATTTGATAAGAAATTACTAGGTTATGGGGCATTCCAAATTGTATATGAAAATAAAAAAGTTAAAAAAATAAGTCATTTCCCAGCTAATACACTTAGAAGTGGTAAAATGAATATAAAGGGGGATATTGTAAGTTGGTTTTATCATAAAGATTGGGCTAATAAGAAACCTAGTGAGGAAGCTAAAGAAATTAAACTATTTGGAAAAGGTAATGGTAAAGAGCCAGAATTATATATTATTAAAAGCTATGTATCTGGGTTTAATTATTATTCACCAGTTGACTATTGTGGAGCTATACCTTATGCTTTGTTGGAAGAAGAAATTGCTGATTACTTAATAAATGATACTATAAGTGGATTTAGTGGTACTAAGGTTATTAACTTTAATAATGGAGTTCCATCAGAAGAAATCCAAAGAAGAATGCAAGCTGATGTAAAGAAAACCGTTACAGGAGCTAGGGGCTCTAAGGTGATAGTTGCTTTTAATAAGGATAAAGAAAGTGCTACAACAGTAGAAGATATACCTTTAACCGATGCTCCAACACATTATCAATACTTATCTGATGAATGTAGAAATAAATTAATTATAGCTCACTCAGTTACCTCCCCTTTATTATTAGGGATTAGAGAATCTGGTGGGGGATTAGGTTCTAATGCTGATGAAATTAAAAACTCTTATTTATTCTTTGATAATATTGTAATTAAAGCCTATCAAGAAGAAATATTAAATGCTTTATATGACATTTTGGCAGTAAACAATATTAGCTTAGATTTATACTTCAAAACAATACAACCTTTAGAATTTGTAGATACAGAAGGATTAACTGCTAAGGTAAAAGAGGAAGAAACTGGTATAAAAGCATCCATTGAGCTATCCAAACTAGAAGATAATATAGCAAAGGAGTTAATAAACCTAGCTGACGATGATTTAGAGGGGTATACAGTAATAGATGAGAGAGATGTGGTATATGAGGATGAAGAGGACTTAGATAGTCAATTAGAGAGCCTTAATATGCCTAAAGAAAAAACAATACTTTCTAAGATATGGGAATTTGTATCAACAGGAACTGCTATTTCAAATGCTAAATCTGAACAAGATTCTATTGTTGATGGTATTAACTTCAAGGTTAGATATAAATATGTAGGTGGTATAAGCCCTAAATCAAGACCATTCTGTATTACTATGGTAACTGCTGATAAATTATATAGGAAAGAAGATATAATAGCTATGGGAGATAAAGCTGTTAATGCTGGATGGGGAGCAGGTGGCTCTAATACATACTCAATATGGGAATTTAAAGGAGGTGGTTCATGTCACCACAAATGGAGAAGAGTAACCTTTATGAGTGATACAGGTATAGATGTTAAATCACCAAATGCACCAAAAATAAGTACTAATAAAGCAGAGAAGGAGGGATTTAGAGTTAGAAACCCTAAAAATGTTTCTATGAGACCTACAGATATGCCTAATAATGGCTTTTTAAATACTAAAAAATAAAAATATTATGAGTAAAGCAATATTTGTAACCACAGAGGATATTAAAAGACATTCCATTATAGATGGAAATGTAGACCCAGATAAAATTGTACAATTTGTAGAAATTGCCCAAGATATACATACACAATCATATTTAGGTACTGATTTATATAATAAACTACAAGCTTTAATTTTAGCAGATGAGTTAGATTTAGTAATTAATGTAAATTATAAGAATTTATTAAATACTTATGTTGTACCAATGCAAGTTCACTGGGCTGTAGTTGAGTATTTACCTTATGCCCCTTTCACTATTTCTAATGGTGGGGTAAGTAAACACTTATCTGAGAGTTCAACAAGTATTGAACAGTTTGAAACTAATGCTATTATATCTAAAACTAGAAGTACTGCTCAGTTCTATACAACTAGATTAGTACAGCATATGTGTAATTATAATAACCTATACCCAGAGTACACATCGAATTCACTTGATGATATGAATCCTGAAAGTAAAGGATACTATACAGGTTGGGTACTTTAGTAAATACTATGACTAAGACCGATAAAGTAAAATACAAAGTAAAAGATAACAACCTAATAAGGTTGAAGGTTTATTTAAATAAAATACAAGATAAAAATGAAAAATCCTAATATAGCAATGATACCTTCTGGATATGTTGGTAGTAAATTATTCTCAATATTACCTACTGATGGAAGTGGAGATTTTACGTATGCTAGAGATTCAAATGCATCAAGGGTAAATAAAAGTGGTATTATTGAAATTGTAGCTGATGATGTACCAAGATTAGATTGGAGAACACCAGATAAATTATATTTTAAGAACCATATAACCCGTTCTGATTTAGTAGATTCAATAGAATCACATAATTATTCTGAATTAGTTACAGAAATTAACCCTTTTAATTTTGGGGGGTCATGGTTAGTAGAAACTGGTACAAATAACTTATACCAATCGGCTTATTTAAAAGAAGGAAGTACAACTACAAATTGTACATATTCTATTTATGCTAAAAAAGGTAGTACTAATTTTATTTCTTTAACACTTAATAATGGAGCTGCTAGTAAAATAACAGTATTTAATTTTAATACTAAAACTTTTAGTAATGAGTCTGGTTATATCTTTTCTAATTCGTTTGAAGAACTAAGTAATGGTTGGTTTAGATTATCAATTACATTAACAATTACAGGTAAAGTATTTTATGCTAATATACAATCTAGTGATAAATTAAATACATCTGATTATGGTACACTTTATTTATATGCACCTCAATTAAACTTAGGTAATTCAGCTCAAGAATATGTTGAAAATAATACATATAAATCTTTTAAAGATGTAATTTCTTTATCTAATAGTAGATTATTAATAGAAAAAGAAGCTATAAATTTATTTAGAGACTCAGAAGATATTGCTAGTATGACAGCTACAAATACTATAAAAGAGCTAAATAAAACAGTATCCCCAGACGGTAAGATTAGGGGCGATAAAGTTAGTAGAGCTTCTACAACACCAAATAATCTTGAAACTAATTTTTTAACTAAAAACTTTACTAAAACTGCAACTGATAACTTTTATGTTTATTCAGTATTTGTTAAAAATATAGATAGTAATTATCTATCAATATCTCTTAATGGTACTGCTTTATATAATTTTAATTTATTAGGTAATTTATTAGTAGGTGGGATATCTAATGCAGATTTTCAAGAATTTTTACCTTCTATAGAATATTATGGAAATGATTGGTATAGAATCTCTTTATATTTTAAAGCTAGTTCTACTGTTACTAGTTTTAATATAGGTTTAAGTCCTAGAAAACAACCTTGGAATTTAACAGAAACATCAGATAACTGTAGTATTTATGTGTGGGGACAACAGTTAGAAGAGGTAAATGAATCAAATACTACACCTACCTCTTATATACAAACAGGTTCTGTAGTTATAAGAAGGGAGATGGATACTTATGATAATACAAATGGAGTTAGTAATTTAAATTACCCATTTACAGTATATTCTGAAGTAGAATTTAATAATGATGTTGGAGGATATGGCTTTTCCTTATTAGATAAAACAACTTCTACCAATTATTACTCAATGCATTTTAATAATACAAGTGTAAATAAAATAACAATGGTAGCTTCTCCTAATGGAACAAGTAACTTACTTACTTCTTCATCTACTTTTAATTCAGGTTTCCACAAAATAGCTTGTGTATTTGAATCAGAAACAGATATGCTTCTATATATAGATGGTAACTTAGAGGGTGTTAAAAATGACTGTGTGAGTAATACAATTAATTCTAGTATAAATGATATTTTATTAGGACAATTAAGAACTATCTCAGATACATTGGATAGAACCAATATTAAAGATTTTAGAATATATAATCACCAATTAAATAATGTAGAACTAATAAATATAACTAAATAACTATGGATATGATAGAAAAAATAATCCCAAGGTTTGTATCAATATCAGCAATTATAACTTTTCTTACTTTATTTATGGTACAAGTAAGTAGATTTCAAGCTTTAGAGACTAAGCAAGAAAATTTACTTGAACAAGTTAAACATACAGTACCAAGACAAGAGATTGAGGCACAGTTAAGAAATATTAATAAAACTCTAGATAAAATTGATACTAAGATAGATGTTCTACAAACTAAATAAAATTAGATGAAGACCTCAGAAATTATTAAAAAATATGGTAAACCATCTATAACAGGTAAAGAATATCTAGTTACTATTAAATTACCTTATCCAATGCGTTTATCTTGGGACTTAGATACTATTGTAACCCACGTATCATGCCATAAGCTCATCGCTAAGAACCTTTCTAATGTTTTTGATGACTTACTATACTACTACGGAGAAAATTACTTAAAAGAGCTAGGAATAGATATCTATGGTGGATGTTTTAATTATAGAAAAATGCGTAATGGAAATTCTTGGTCAACACATAGTTGGGGAATAGCTATAGATTTAGACCCAGAACGTAATGGATTAAGAACAAAATGGGTAGATTCAGAATTCAGTAAACCAAAATACAAACCAATGCTTGATATATTTTATGCTAATGGATTTATAAATCTAGGTAAAGAATATAATAAAGATTCAATGCACTTCCAAATAAAAGATTAATAATGATTGAAGATTGCCCTCTAAATGAATATTGTAAAGGAGATTGTAAACTTAACTACAAACTCATAGGAGAATTTAAAAATAACCTTAGTTGTGAAGACTTTGTATCAAATAAAAATAAAAAATATGAAAATAATTAAAAACTTAACAGATTGGAAAACTACCTTAATTGGTGTATTATTAATAGCTGCTGATATAACGTATTTATTATTAACTACTGCTGATTATATTATATTCTTCGGAACATTATCTACATCATTAGCTTTGTTATTTATGCCAGATACCTTCTTAAGTGCATTAAAATCATTAATAAATAAGAACAAAAACAAATAATTATGAGAAAAATTATATTTCCACTGTTATTTATTTTTAGTTTTGGATGTAAATGTCCACAACCTCTTACAAACGAATCTAATGTGGTTTTAAAGGACTCTGTATCTCAGAGGATAATAGCACCCTCTGTTAATAGTTTAGCTCTTAGAAGTCCTTGTGATAGCGTAGGGAACGTTAATATTATCTACTATAACATAAAAACACCAACTGGAAGCCTAACTATTCAAAATAAGGGTAAAGATGTATTAGAAGTTATACAAACAAATGATAGTATAGTATCTACTGATAAATCACATATTAAATTAGTTGATAAATTAGTAAAGATTGAAACTAAAGTAACTCCTAAATGGGTATGGTATTCATTAGGTCTTAATTTATTAGTAGGGGTATGGAGTTTTAGAAAGTTTATTCCTATTTTAAAATGGTTCTAAATACAAATTACAATTATATGGGTTATACTTGTGATTTTTAATAGTTTTTTTTTGTTTTTAAGTTAAGGGTTTGGTTGTGATTTACCAAGCCCTTTTTATTTTGTAAACTTTTAGGGTCTAGGAGATGATTTAAGGGTATAGGGAATTGATTTAAGACACTTTTATTATAATATGGACTACTTGTACCTAAAACTAATTAAAGTTCACTAGAAGCTCTTATATGAGGTCAAGTTCAAATACACTAATTTTCTAATCACGAATTGGATTATTTAATTATTAAGAATTTAAAGCTGTAAACTGTTTTTACCCCCCCTAAGATTTGCCAATTATAATTATTATATCTTTATTTCTACTACTATTATTATCTACTATAACTATATTAATTATTTCTATCTACTACCATCATATATGTTACGTAAAATACATATAATATTATATAGGTATAAACCCTTAGTATACAATAGATTAAGAGGTAAAAACAGTGAAATTAATAGGAGTAGTTTATGCGCAGTTTGCGCTATTTCTAAAAATCTAATTTAACGTTTTAAAAAGTACCCTTCGTATCCCTTGCTATCACTGGTCTAAGAGCATAATACATTAAATTATACCCTAGACTAAGAGTATAATTGTTTAATAATAGAGTTATCTAATGTAGATATAGTAAATTAAATAAATATAATCTAAAGGGAAATGTTTAAGTCCTAGAATCAAATTTAAGGGCACTTACATCACTCCTAAGAGCTTTTTAACATTTAGTAGTATAAGTATATCAAATATAGGGAGATGATGTCTTAAATAGCTTTAAAATAGATTTTAGGTATTTTAATAAAGCTGTTAAACTATTTCACAAACAAAGATTTGCCAATTTATATTGTTATATTATTATTATTACTATATTACTATTATTATATATATTATTATTATATATTATTATTATTATATTAACTATTATTAACTCTATCATATATGTTACGTAGAATATAGATAATATAATATAGGTATAAACCCTTAATATACAATAGATTGAGAGGCAAAAATAGTGAAATTAATGATAGTAGTTTATGCGCAGTTTGCGCTATTTCTAAAAACCATAGTGAAAGTAGATGTTAAAACACTATAAGTAAGCAAGTTACATGAGAAACATTAAGAGATATTTAATATGTTTGGAAGAATGGAATATATATTGTATCTTTGTATAACTAGTAATGATTTAAATAGAAACAAAATAGCTATTAGTCAATGAGAAGATTTTAAAATAATATTAAGATTTACTTGACTTTTGATAAAAAATTTCGTATCTTTGTACTAATAATAAAAAACAGTAAAGTTTAAATCAGTGGGGTTCCTTAGAAGTAAGCTCTCTAAGGTTGTCCCCCCACTTAAAAGCAATGGACATTAAAATTAAAGGACTATGACAGAACAAATACCCCCAACAGACCCAACAGACTTAAACAAAACGTTAATAGAGCACAATATAGCAAAGGCTGCCCTATACTTTCCTAATATTAATACAATACTAGTACCAAAGAAATCTGAGTACAACTTAAAGAAGTATGCATCTAAGAAATTACTAAAGAAAGTTGATAGTGATATAAATGTAGCAGTAGAGAAGTGTTTAGTATTCTTATCTAACCTAGCATCTACATATTATACAGAAGATAGAAAGAAGTCATTACATTCAACCATATTACATGACCAATCTAAGAATAAGGATAATGCATACATCTACACTAAAATTATTGATGTGTTAGTTGCTGGTACTAAAAGGGGTGGAGCAATCATTAAAGTTGAAACTAGATATGAAGTTGGTTCGTATTCAAAACAGTATAGTATCACTGACAGTTATTTTAAGGTAGGTTTAACGGATTATATTTTAAAAGACGTATCAATAATCCAAAGAAGAAATAAACTCTTTTACAACCACTTAAAAGAGATAATATCAAATGTTATATGTAGCAACTTAATTAATATTTATGGTTCAGTAGAACTACCAACAGTTGAAGAGATTAAAGCGGAAGGTAGAAAATTAGTAAAGAGTGGTTATAAAACTAACAAAGGTAAATTATTAACAATGAGAAATAAACATACTAATTCATATTGGAATGATGTAAGTAAACGTAGCTTTGTTGAAGATAACATAGCCTTATTTGAGTTTTTAACCAAGAGAGGATTTATGTTACCAACCATTGGGGATGATAAGAGTGGTGGAAGAATAGTTGATTCCTTTACATTGATGCCAAGTTGGATACGTAAGATGATAAAGTTTGATGGACACCAAATAGTTGAATCTGATTATAGTTGCCTACACCCTAACCTAGCTTCAAAAATATACGGAGGTACAGGTAAACCTTTAAGACATGAAATAGTTTCTGAGTACTTAAAAATATCAAGACAAGAGGCAAAGATAGAACACCTTTCATTCTTCAATAAGGAATGGAGTTCACTTCAACACTCACCACTTTACAGTTATTACTTCAATGAAGAACCAACTTTAATGGAAAATATGTGTATTGATAAAGCTAAGAATGGATACATATCAACTACAACTAAGGTGTTTAGATTAGAAGTTGAGGTAATGTCTAATGTTATTAAATTGTTAAATAATCAAAAAATTTATGTTCTTTATGTTTACGATGCTATTTATTGTAAACAGAGCGATAAAGAAGAGGTTAATAGGATTATGAATTTAGTAGCTAAAGAAATGGGAATCAATACTTTAGTATAAAAACATTCGCTAGAATTTAATATATTTTGTATATATAAACACTTTTTGTATCTTTGTATAAACAATAAGATGATACACTTATTAAGAGCAAAGATAAACTAAAAAAATAGTATCAAACAATTTTAACAAATTTAACAAATCACAAAATTATGAAAATCACAGAAACATTTAAAGACATTCCAAATTATGAAGGGTATTACCAAATTTCTAATTTAGGAAGAGTAAAAAGTTTAGAAAGAACAATTGTAACTAAAGCTGGTGTATCTAGAAAAATACCAGAAAAAATATTAAAAAATACTTATAATAAAGGTGGGTATGCTCAAGTAAGTTTAAAGAAATATGGAATTCAAGAAAAGGCTTACGTTCACAAAATGGTAGCTGAGACTTTTAATGGGCATATTGCAGATGGTTTCAAAATAGTAATTGACCACAAGAATAATAACAAAAAAGACAATAGAGCTAATAATTTAGAAACAGTAACCCAAAGAGCTAATCAATCTAGAAAAGGTGGGACTAGCAAATATGTTGGAGTTACTTATATGAAAAAAATAAATAAATGGAATTCATATATTACTATTGAAGGGAAAAGATACCATTTAGGTTTATTTGCAGATGAGATTGATGCAGCTAATAGATACCAAGAGGTACTAAATGATATCAAAGGATTCTTGCAATCAAGAACTAATCTTAAAGCAGCTTAATCATGAGAATTACAATAACCATTGATGGAGAATCTGCTACAATAGATAAATCAAATATAAATCACATAGAGGCTAGAGAAGTTCTAGAGGAGGTAATATGTAAATTAAAACAAAAATAAGATGAAAAAATTAATCACAATCGTACTAATGACATTAACATTTATGTCATGTACACCAGAAAAATTATTAACTGAACCAGTATGTCCAGTTAAAGTTTATGAATCTGTTCACGAAACATACGATTTAGCTTTAGAAAACCCATTAGTTTATAGAAAATTAGTAGCAAGAATAGATGATTGTACAATACTAGGTATTAATAGTGAACTATATTTAAGCCTTTCTAAAGCTAATGCAAGAATTAACTTCTTACAAACAGGGATTTACTTAGAAGAACTACCTATGAATGATGATACTTATATTATTATATTAGATTTTGTAAGTAATAAATTTGATTTAATATATTAAAAACAATAATTATGATACCGCAAGATAAAGATTTAGTAGAAGCAGTAGCTTTAAGTATTAAAATAGTAGAAGATTATGAGCTACCACAAAGTAATTCAATGCAACGCTTAAATTATACAGCCTTTAAAAGAGCATATAATTTCTTAAATGAACATGGGGCAGATGAGGATATTGAAGAGTCCCTAGTTAAGATGGCACATACAATTTCAAATGAATGCAGTAATGGATAGAAGTAATAAAGATTGGGTAATAAAGTTAACAAAGTACAAGAGGAACTGGATAAAAATGGCTAAAAGCTTAGGTGCTGGGGATATGGCAGAGGATGTAGTTCAAGAAGCCTATATTAGAATAATGAAGTGGGGTACAGAGGATAAATTATTTTTAGAAGGAAAACCAAACTTCTCTTATATGTACTTAACAATAAGAAGTATATCATCTAAGTTAACCTCCATTAAATCTAAAGTACATAAGGTAGCACTTAATAACGTGAAATTAGAGGAGTATGAACTAAGTGATGAAGAAAAAGCCTTTAATAGAATATTAGAAAAGGTAGATGAGATTTCAGAAACCTGGGGTTGGTATGACAAAGAGATGTTTCAACTCTATAAGAATACAAAATTTAGTTTAAGGGGTTTAGCTAAAGAGACTGGCATAAGTTGGGTTAGTATAGCTCATACTATTAAACACTGCAAAGAAAAAATCAAAATAGCTTTAGCAGAAGATTATAAGAACTATAGAAATGGAGACTTCCATTTAATAGAGTAAACAAACTATTTAAATTTATTAAACAATAATTATGAAACTAGAAGATTACAAAGGAGATAAAAGAACAAAGGCTTACAGAGATTTTAAGGCTAAGTTTGAACAAGAGAATAAAGGATTAGGGGATAACCTTAAAGATGCCTTAGAACTCACAGGAATAGCTGCTATAGTACATAAGGTAGTAGGTGAAGACTGTGGATGTAAAGAACGCCAAGAAGTATTAAACCACTTTGGGTATAAGTTAGCAGAAGTATTTAGGGGAAGAAGAAATCCTTTATTACTTACAGAGGAAGAGTTTGAGTATTTAGATTATGTATTCAATACACCAGATAAGATTGTACCAGAAATACAAGAGAAATTAAAAATAATATATGCAAGGGTATTTAGAAAAAATATTATATCCAGTTGCCTAAGTTGTGGGTTCTTAGTAGAAATTTATAATCCATTACAAAAATTATATAACACATACACAACCAAGTAATTATGAGATTTAACAAACTAAGTGATGCAGAGAGAGAATTAATTAAAAGCTATTACAATGATTCTACAAAAACTAAAGAGACTGCTCAAAAAGAATTAAGTAAACTATTTAAAGTAACTTCAAGAACTATTAGGGATTGGGCTAAGAATATGAATTTAGTAAATCAAGAGCATAAGGTAAATGCTAAGATAATGATATATGACATAGAGACTTCAAGAGTAACTGCAAAGCTATGGTGGAGTGGTAAGCAATTTATTAATAGTTCACAGATAATAGAAGACCCTACTATTATATCAATAGCATGGAAATGGTTAGGTGAAGATGAGGTTTATACATTGAACTGGGATATGAAGAAACATTGTGATAAAGATATGTTAAAAACATTCCTCAAAGAATACAATAAAGCAGATATGATAATTGGTCAAAACAATGACAGATTTGATAACAGATGGATAAATGCAAGAGCAGTAAAACATAGTTTATTTGTAGATACCAATATTAAGTCCTTTGACATCATGAAACAAACTAAGAGGTTGTTAAGACTCCCTGGTTATTCTATGGCATACATAAGTAAATACTTAGGGGTAACACAGAAGCAATCACATGAGGGAATTTTAATGTGGGATATGGTAGAGTCTGGCACAGTTATTGAACAAAAAGAATATATGAGAAAGATGTTAGATTATAACATCGGGGACATTATTACAACAGAAGAAATCTATTTAAAACTAAGACCTTATATGGGATTAAAGATACATGTAGGTGTTATTAAGGGAGAGGAGAAGTGGACATCACCTAATACAGGTACAACAGATATAGAACTATATAAAACTAGTGTAACTCCAGCAGGAACCATACAAAGGTTTATGAGATGTAGAGAAACTGAGACTATATATAAAATTAGTAATAGGGAATACATGAAGTTCTTAGATTACAATACAGAAATCGACTAAGTAAATAAAGCTTAAAATAATAATTAAATAACTAAATAATAATAGGTAATGAATAAAGAAGAAGCATTAAAAGTATTAGAACAAGCAGTAGAGATAGCAACTCAAAAAGGAGCCTATGGATTAAAGGATGCAGCAATGGTATTTGAAGCACTAAGGTCACTAAAGGAAGATGCCCCTAAGAAGAAATAATTTTTAATTTTGGATGTGTTATAACCCATGGTAGCTAATAAGCATAAACACCATGGGTTTTTAATGTTCCACGTGGAGCAATCTTATAAATTATATGTTATAAAATTTAGTATATGTTATAGGGTATAGTATTTAATATATGTTATAGGGGGCTAAACCCATGTGATAGATTTAACCACAGAATTATACAAGATG